GCATTACCCGATCATGACTGGTGGACTGGTTCCACTATGCGTGAACGTATTGACGATACAATCACCAGAGCAAAAGCCAACGGCTACGACCCCGTTTATGTTGGCAGACAAGAGTTGATCTAATGGCAAAGTTGTCAAAGTCCGAAATGTTAAAACGGTATCGTACCCGACTCGATCACGCTAAAAGATGGCGTGACGAAGAAGGCTACGATGACACATGGGAACGTATGCTCGATCTGTATCGTGGCAAACACTTCCCAAATGGCTTTGACGACGAAGATCGCATTGCGATCAACATTGCGTTCTCAACTATTAACGTCATCTTCCCAGCGTTAACAGTCAACCACCCAAAAATTGAGGTGTTGGCTAACAAGCCTGAAGATGAAGATCGTGCTGTTATCTCGCAAGCCATCGTTAACTACTGGTGGCGACATTACGACTTCCGTTCGCCGTTCCGACGTGCCGCAAAAGACTTTGCGATCATGGGTCACGGCTGGGTGAAAGTCGGCTACAAGTTTGTAGAAGAACCTGAAGAACTCTCCGAAGAGGAACGTCAGGAACAAATGCAGCAAATGATCGCTGAAGCCGATCAGTTTGCAATGGAAAACCCTGAAATGGCAGGGGAACTTCCAACCGATGAAGAAATTGAAGCAAATATCCCAGAATCAAAACTGGTTATTACAGAAGATCGTCCATACATTGAACGGGTAAGTCCGTTCGATATGTTTGTTGACCCTGAAGCAACATCACTTGATGATGCAAAATGGATTGCTCAACGCATTATTCGCCCGTTGGAAGATGTTCAAAACGACGACAAATACCGTTACGGTGTCCGCAAGTCAGTTAAGGCTGACGCTGTTCTGTCCGCAGACTGGATGAGCAACGATCAGAAAAAGAAACTGTCAGCAGACGTTGAGCGTGTCACAGTTTGGGAATTTTACGACCTGAAAGAAAACACAATTTGTGTTTTTGCTGAAGGTTCAGACGACTATCTGATTGACCCTGTTGAAATCCCTTACGAGTTCGGTCACCCGTATGAGATGATCGCTAACTACGAAATTCCTGACGAGTTTTATCCGATTGGCGATTTGGAAATGATCGAAGCGCCACAGCAAGAACTCAACAAAACCCGTTCGCAAATGATGAACCATCGTAAAAAGTACGGTCGCAAATACTTGTACCGTGCTTCTGCGCTCGGACCAGAAGGCCGTCAAGGTTTAGAATCAAACGAAGATAACATTGCAATCGAAGTCATTGATGACAATCAGCCGTTACAAGACGTGATTATGCCTGTGCCGATCACACCAATGTCGGGTGATCTGTATCAGTATTCGCAAATTATCGAAGCGGACATGGACAAGGTGTCTGGTGTGAACGAGTATGCGCGTGGCGCTACTCCAGAAGTTCGCCGTACCGCTACTGAAGCAGCAATGATCCAAGATGCTTCTAATGCCCGTGCAGCAGACAAACTGGCTGTAATTGAACTTGCTATCGGTCGTATCGCACGCAAAGTGCTACAACTCGCTCAGCAATACATGACCGCTGAACAGGTCGCTCGCATCACTGGTGTTGACGGCAAACAATATTTCTTCAACTACACGAACGAAGACATTGAAGGCGAGTTTGACTTTATGGTTGAGGCTGGTTCTACCCAGCCGCAAAACGAAACTTTCCGTCGCCAGCAGGCTGTAGCAATGATGAACGCTTTAGGTCCGTTCATCGGTCAAGTCATTGATCCGTTTGAGATGGCCCGCCATGTTCTGCAATTCGGTTTTGGTGTGAAAGCACCAGGAAAATTTATGATGCAACAACCGCAAATGCCACCGATGGGGCCAGAAGGCGCTCCCGTTGGGCCACCACAACAAGGTGATATTCCGATGGGTGGCGAAGGTATTGATGCTGAAAATATGCCACCTATGGACTTGTTGGCTGCTCAACAGGCTGGTGGTATGGCTGAGGCGGGTCTTGCACCACAACAAATGCCGCAAATTGGCTTGGCTGGACCTGGCGGCGGTGGAATACCGCCTGAATTGCTGGCTCAGTTACAGAACCAAATGGGTCTACAAGTCGAATAGTGGGACACTTTGAGATATTCCTTAGGGAATAACCTGCGAAGGTCGTAGGACTCTCTAGGAAAAATGAGTGAAGAAAATACCGCCGACTTCACGGTGGAAAGTGCGGGATTAGACGATCTTCTCGACGGATTGGATCCGATTGTATCGGATGAAACCAACACCCTGACAGATTTGAGTGGTTCCGTAGAAAGCAACCCGCAGGAATCGCCTGCCGAACCTCTGTTTGAGATTGACGGCAAGCCGATCACCCTAGAGGAAGCACGCAATGGCTATCTCCGACAGTCTGATTACACAAAGAAGACTCAGGAGTTATCCGAAATGCGGTCACGTCTTGCAGACGCAGAAGCGATTGCTGAGGCTTTACGCACGGACCCGACAGGTACATTAAAAGCGTTATCTGATGCTTTCGGTGTAGATGTCACGTTGGCTAAACCATCATCTAGGTCGAACGACGAGTTTTCTTTGTTTGACGATTTGGAAGATGGCGATCCAACGGCTGAGCGTTTAGCGATGCTTGAGCGGAAAATTGCTGAGCAGGAACAGGCCGCAACCCAGGCTGCTATCCAACAAGAACTTCTTGGTCTGAAGGAACAGTACGGTGACTTTGATGAGTCCGAATTGTTTGCTCACGCAATCAAGGGTGGATTCCCAACTTTAAGCGCAGCATACGCTGACTTAAACTTCGGTAGTCTCCGTTCAGAGTACGAACGGTTGCTTGAACGTCAACGAGAAATCGAACGGCGTGTCAACGCAAAACGTGAAGCGTCAAAAACGGTTCACACTGGTGCTAGCCGAAGTGGTGTCGCTGATACAGCAAAACCTTCAGGTTACGGTTCTTTACGGGAAGCATATCTGGCCGCTAAGAAGTCATTAGGCGCTTAAGTAATCGCCTTTAACTAGTGAGGAAGCATTATGCCAAACCCCAATTACGATGAGATTCTGAGTACCACACTCGCTAACCATATGCCGAAACTTGTGGACAATGTGTTTTCGGCTCGTCCCCTTGTCTACTTCTTAAAGAAGGCTGGACAGGTTCGTGTCATTAACGGTGGCAACAAAATTGTTCTCCCGTTGATGTACGGTCAAAACTCAACCGCTGGTTCATACTCTGCGTATGACTCAATCAGCATCACACCGCAGACGGGCATCACCGCTGCTGAGTACAACTGGAAGCAGTACGCTGCGACCATTGCTATCTCAGGCATCGAAGAAGCACAAAACTCGTCTGAAGAAGCAATCATTGACTTGCTTGAAGCCAAGACCTTCCAAGCGGAAGAAACCATCACGGAACAAATGGACCAGATGTTCATTCAATCCGATGGCACTGGCAACTCTGGCAAGGACTGGTTGGGTCTCGAAATCCTCGTTCGTGACGCTCAAGCAACCGTTGGTGGCATTGACGCTTCTGTGGATTCTTGGTGGGAATCATATGTTGACGGTGGCGCTGCTTCGTTGTCGCTTGCTGACATGCGTACCGCTTACAACAGCGTTGCTGTTGGTAACGACCAACCGAACGTGATCCTCACCGAACAAACACTGTTCGAAGCCTACGAAGACCTCCTGCAATCGCAAGAGCGTTTCATGGATGCTTCGACCGCTGACGGTGGTTTCCAAAACCTTCTGTTCAAGGGCGCACCTGTTGTTTATGACGATTACGTCAACACTGGTGATATGTACTTCTTGAACACCAAGTACATCCGTCTTGTCGGACATGGTGACAACTGGTTCAAGCCGACCCCGTTTGTCCGCCCCGACAACCAAGATGCACGTTACGCACAAATCTTGTGCTACGGCGAATTGACGATCAGCAACCGTGCTCGTCAAGGCGTACTTACTGACCGCACCGCCTAATTAGCGGACTGAGTCAGTTGTTGGAGTGGGGTGGGGGCTTTCCGCCCCTGCCCCATTCGTCTATCTAGGAGAAGTATGAAGCGTATTGCTGTTGGTTACGGAAAAGATGCAGTTTCGATTTACAACGGCGGTGTGCAAGATACTTCTCGTCGTTCTGTTGCTGTTGGTGCTGTTCCGATGCCTGGAGCAAACATTGTTCCTGCGCCTGCCAAGAAGGACCGTTCGGGTCTTTGCATGGGCAATGACGACACTTGTGGTGCTCGTCGTGCAAAAGGCACAGAGTGGTGCGCTGGTCATTTGCGTTCTAAAGGTGAGTTGTAATGGCATATACGCTTGAACAGTTACGTCAGTATGTTCGTCAGCATGTCGATTTGGATGCTGACGAGTTACCGAACTCGTTGCTTGACGTTTGGGCACGGGATGCGACCATCAAGATTTCTCGCACTCGTAAACGTTGGCCGTTTTTTGAATACACTTGGACTTTAGTCACTACTCCTAATCAGGAAGATTACAGTTTGGCGACAACGTTTTCGCCTGTTCCTGATGAGATCGTTTCGATTGTTCGGAATGATCGCCGTTTAACTTTTATGGGCCGTGATGAGGCTGAAGGCATTTATTTGCCGTACAAGAATCACACTGGCGAAGTAACGTTTTATAACGTTTGGGGTGACACTTTACGTTTGTATCCGAAACCTACTACTGCGGATACTTTAATTTTGCGTGGTTACCGTAAAGTTGACGATTGGGTTGCTGGCGGTGCTGGCGCTACACCTGATTTCCCTGACGAGTTTCATGACGCTGTCCGAATGTATTTATTGGCTCAAGCGTATTTGCAGCAGGAAGACCCTGAAATGTTCCAACAGTTCATGGGTGCTTTCGATGGTGAGATGCGTTTGTTGTCCAAACAGTATGGTGATGCGCCTGGTGCTTATCCGTTAATCCTTGGTGGCGGACCTTCGGTTCGCCGTCAGGGCCGTCTCAGTTATCCGTTTGACTGATGAGAATTTCTACTAAACGCACGCAGTTGTACAACCTTCGTGATTTCACGGGGGGCTTAAACCTGCAAGCAGACACTTTCCGTCTGCGTGAAAACGAATCGCCTGACATGATGAACGTTGACGTTGATCGTCGTGGCGGTTTTCAGGTTCGTCGTGGTGTCGCACCGTACACCACCAGCACTTTAATTGGCGATCCTTCTACGTTGTGGGTTTACAACGATGAGGGAACTGAACGCATTATGGCGCAGGTCACTAACAAAGTTTATACGTCAACTGGCAGCACTTGGAGTGAGGTTGGCACGAACCTTGCTGTTTCTGGCGGCAATGTTTGTCCTGTTGTTGTTAATGGTTACAACTATTGGGTTCGCGGTAATAACGCTGTTGTGCGGTTCGATGGTTCGACTTCGACAACGATGACAGCGAACTTTAATGACACGACTACTCCAACCAGCGGTAATGTTCCGAGAGCGGAACATATGGCTGTTCATGCTGGTTTCATGTGGGTTGCTAACACTTGGGAAAGCGGCACAAACTACAAGAACCGTATTCGTTGGTCGTGGGCGAACGTAAGTAATAATTCTGTTGAGAACTGGCGTTCTGATGAATACATTGACATCGATGAAGGTAAGGATGGCGATCAGATCACTGCCATCATTCCTTTTGGTGATCAACTTGTTGTTTTCAAACGTGATTCGGTTTATGCCGTGTTCGGTTACAGCACCGATTCTTTTCAGGTTGTAAACGTTTCGAACACGCACGGTGCTGTTTCACATGAAGCAGCACTGGCGACACCTAGCGGCCTTTACTTCTTTGATCACAGCGTCGGCTTGTGCCGTTACAACGGCAAGAGTGTCGAGTGGGTGTTTGAATCTATTTGGCCTGCTTTGCGTGACGCTTCGATTCCTCCTGGTTCTGTTGACGATGTTCATATTGGTTGGGTTGAGAAGCGTTTGTGGGTTGCTGTTCCTTGGGCTGACAAGCCTGCGTTGACTCGCGGCACAACGTTTGTGCATGATCCGAACCTTGGCCCTAAGGGTGCTTGGACACAGTACGATTTGCCGTGCGGTCCTTTTGCTAAAACTCATTATTCGGATTTGTATTTGTCTGCGATTGAGGGCACTAGCGCCGTTTTCAAGTTGGATGTTCAAAATCAGTATTTTGACAATTTGAATGATGGCGAACAAACTTTAATTAACGCTTATTATCGCACTAAGTGGATTGACTTGGATCAGCCTGCGGTGAAGAAACGTTGGCGTAGGGCTGAAGCCGTTTTGCAAGTTGAGAACAGTTACGAGTTACCTGTTGTCACTTACCGTGATTATGATCCAAGTGTTAACTATAAGAACTTTAAGTTTATTGGCAATGGCCCTACTGGTTCTTTAGCGTCTGGTGTTTGGGATACTTCCGATTGGGATGATGCCACTTGGGCTATCAGTGATCGTGCTGGCGATGTTGATCGTGGTGCGAATCTTGGTGTTGCACGGGCTGTCTCTTTGAAGGTTGGTGGTCCTGTACAAACTATTCCTGATGAGAATGGTTTAACTGCACCCGTTTTTTGGGGTGTTGATGCTCTTGTTTTGAAATATGTTCCTAGGAGGGTTCGATGAGCACCGTATCGAAAACGCATACGTTTGTTGCTGGCACACTTATTGAGGCTGCTGAAGCAAACCAAAACTTTGACGATCTTGTTAACTACACTAACAGTGAAGTGATTGTTCGTGACGCGAGCGTTGCGTTCACCGCTATTCCTAGCGGTCCTGCAACTAATCCGTCGACTGACGATCAGTTTACTCGCAAGAAGTATGTTGACGATCAGGACACTGCGATTACGACTAGCGTCACAAACTTGACGACCACTGTCAACAACAACAACACTGCCGCTAATACTGCTTTGGCGTTACGCACTCAAGCAACTTACGTTAATGGCGGTAATGTGACGCAAACTGCCGTCACAACCAATCCGAAGATTTTTGTTGGTATCGCACAGTTAACTTCTGACGCTAATGGTGAAGCAACCTACAGTTTCAGTGGTTTCAATAATGTTTACTCTGCTACAGTCAGTGTGGGTCAGGGAACTAACGGTCCTACAAGCGTAACATTGCTTGGTTTGACAAGCAGTTCTATTTCTGTTCGTGCTTACAGTGACATTATTGGTTTGAACCCGTTTACCAACCAGTACTATTTGACTCGTTGGGCTAACGCTGGTTTCTGGGTTTCGTTCACGATTTTAGGTAACTAACAGATGGAGGCTTGGGAGAACCCAATCCCCTCCGTTTATCCCCCCGATGAGAAAACTCTTCGGGTAATTTTCGCATCCCTGGAAGAGTGGACCGACAAGTCTTTCACTGAAGGATACTACGGTGCGTTTTACGACACCGACACTCAAGCAATAGCAACAATCAACACACCTCAAGTTGTAACAATCAACAGCCAGTATGAGGCCAACGATGTCTCTATTGCTAGTGGTTCGCGGATCACATTGCAGCACGCTGGAACGTACACGCTCACTGCTGTACTGCAACTTGAGAACACTCACAATGACACTCAAGAAGCGTTGTTTTGGTTAAAGTTGAATGGAACGAATTATCCTAATTCGACTACATACGCGACTTTGCCGCCGAGAAAAAGCAGCACAGAATACACTAACCAAATTGTCACTATCACTTTCACTGGCACTGCCTTAAACGATGGTGATTATGTAGAGATTTGGTGGCAGGGCGATAACACTGGTTTGCGTCTTGTTTCTCATGCTGCTGCTGGTAGTTATCCGTTTGCGCCGAGTGTTATTCTTTCTGTGACGCAGGTCGCGTCAACCGTTCAAGGACCTCAAGGTTCTATTGGCGCAACAGGACCGCAAGGTCCGCAAGGACCGCAAGGTCCGCAAGGTTTGGTTTATGACATTGACGGCGGTGACGCTTACAGCGTTTACGGCGGTACTACTGGTATAGATGCGGGGACTGCATAATGGCTATCATCATTCAACTTCGTCGCGACACAGCAGCCGACTGGACTGCTGCTAACCCTGTTCTTGCTGAAGGCGAGATGGGTTTAGAGACTGACACTGGTAAGTTTAAGATTGGTAATGGTGCTCAGGCGTGGAACTCACGCCCGTACGCTTCTGGCATTCAAGGTCCTCAAGGCGCTCAGGGCGCAACTGGCGCACAAGGTGCGACTGGTGCTCAAGGCGCTGCGGGTGCTCAGGGTGCGACTGGAGCACAGGGTGCTCAAGGAGCGCAAGGTCCTATTGGTGCTCAGGGTGCTATTGGTCCGCAAGGTTCTCCTGGCCCTCAGGGTGTTCAGGGTTCTCAGGGCCCGCAGGGCGCTCAGGGAGCCACTGGAGCGCAGGGAGCGGTCGGTGCACAAGGTCCGCAAGGAACTCAGGGTCCGACGGGTCCACAGGGCTCTCAGGGGCCTCAAGGTGCTCAAGGAGCAACTGGCGCTCAGGGTTCGACGGGTCCGCAGGGCCCTCAAGGTAACACTGGTCCCCAAGGAGCGACTGGAGCGCAAGGCAGCCAAGGGCCTCAAGGTTCTCAAGGTGCCCAAGGTGCTGTCGGTCCTCAAGGAGCACAGGGCGATATTGGACCTCAAGGTCCTCAGGGAGACACTGGCCCTCAGGGAGCGCAAGGCGCTCAAGGTAGTCAAGGCCCGCAAGGTCCTGAGACGTTTAACTATTTGGGCGCTTACGACAACTTTGTGACGTACAACGTCGACGATGCTGTTACTTACGATGGCGAGTTGTGGGTAATGACCAATTACATTGGTGCTGCTGGTTATGCCCCTGAAGATACTAACTGGGATAAGTTGGCCGCTAAGGGCGCACAAGGAGCGCAGGGCGCTCAAGGTGCAACAGGCCCACAAGGAGACATCGGACCTCAAGGTCCACAAGGTGACGTTGGACCGCAAGGTCCTCAAGGCGATACAGGTCCACAAGGTAGTCAAGGTGCAGCGGGTCCACAGGGTCCGCAGGGAGACATTGGTCCGCAAGGACCGCAAGGGGACACTGGCCCGCAAGGTGTTGCTGGCCCACAGGGACCACAGGGCGATACTGGCGCTCAAGGGCCGACTGGCCCGCAGGGTGCGACTGGGCCTCAAGGCCCGCAGGGTGACGTTGGTGCTACTGGTTCGCAGGGTCCGCAGGGACCGCAGGGTGATGTTGGACCTCAGGGTGCAACAGGAGCGCAAGGTGCAACTGGTCCTCAAGGGCCACAAGGAGATACTGGCCCGCAAGGTGCTACGGGTCCGCAAGGTAGTCAGGGACCACAAGGCGCTCAGGGAGCGCAAGGTCCCCAAGGCGCTACAGGTAGTGCGGGTGTTGCTGGTGCTAATGGTTTCCGTAATGTTGTTATTAATGGAGATTTTTCCATTAATCAACGTGGTTTCACGTCAACTACTTCCAATGGCGTGTACGGGCATGATCGTTGGTTTATTCAGTTAACTGGTGGAACTGTTACTTATTCAACGCAAGCATTTACTGTTGGAACATACCCAGCATCAGGTTTTGTTGCTACAAATTACGCTCGCGTTGTTACATCGGGTCAATCTGCTATTGGTCATTATTCTGTGTTATGTCACAAAATTGAAGATGTAAGAACTCTAAACAATGAACAGGTCACAGTATCATTTTATGCCAAGGCTGCTTCTGGAACTCCTAAAATTGGTGTAGAGTTGTTGCAAGAATTTGGTTCTGGCGGTAGTCCGTCTTCAACGGTTTTTGTAACGCCACAAACTGTAACATTGTCTACAAGTTGGGCCAGATACTCTGTTCAAATAACTTTGCCGTCAATATCTGGCAAAACTATTGGCACAAACACTAATACTTCTTCTATTGCCATGTTGCTTTGGACTTCTGCTGGTTCTGATTTAAATGCAAGAACTGGAAGTATTGGTATTCAGAATAACACTATTGACATCTGGGGCGTTCAGATGGAACGAGGTTCTGTTGCCAGCACGTTTGAGCAACGACCGTTCGGTCAAGAAATGCTTCTTTGTAAGCGTTATTATGATCGTGTCAATAAACGAACTTGGGGGGTATTTACCACCTCATCAACTACAGCGCGAGTTATGGTTGAAGCAACTGTTCCAATGCGTCATACTCCAATACCATCCCTAACGACAAGTTCGCTAGATACCGAGTATTGGTCTGTCGCTCAACTTACAACAAGTGGCTCTTCGGTAACTTCTTGGAGTGGCGGCCCAGAAGGTCTTGATCTCACGATCAATGGTTGGACTGGCAGAACTGGTGGAACGGCAGTAATGATTAAAGAAAACCAGATTAACCTTAGCGCGGAGTATTAATGATTAGCGTTATCACTCCCACCTACAACACCCCTCAAGAAATCCTTGAACGCACATGGGGCGCACTAGCAGCACAGACGTACAAGGATTTTGAGTGGGTTGTTTATGACGATTCGACTGACGGTCATACTTGGTATTTGTTGGCTGAACTTGCGTCACGGAACGAAGTTCCGATGACTGTGTTTAAACCAAAAACTCCGTCTGGTGGGAACATCGGCAAGGTTAAGCATGATGCTTTCATGTCGGCCTCTGGCGACATTCTGGTCGAATTAGACCATGATGACGAGTTGACCGCTGATTGTTTGTTTGAGATCGTTAACGCTTTTGATGACCCTGAGGTTGGGTTTGTGTATTCCGACTGGTGCGAGATCAACAACGAAGGCCAGTCGTGTCGTTATCCTGATGGTTGGGCTTTCGGTTATGGGTCTGATTATTGGGATGATGAGCATCAGGTTTGGGCGATGGCTGCGGCTCCGATTAATCGTGTGACGCTCAGCCACATTGTCAGCGTACCGAACCATGTTCGATCATGGCGACGTGACGAATACCGACGAATAGGCGGTCACGACCGTAGCATTCCAGTGGCCGACGATTACGAACTCATTCTTCGGACTTCGATCTGTATGGAAATGCGCAAGATTGGCAAGATGCTGTACAAACAGCATATTGCCCCTGTGACTGCTCAGCGTCAGCGTAATGCTGAGATTCAGGCTCGTGTGCAGCAACTTCATGACGAATACAGTCGGGTGCTGGATTGGCGTTTTGGGACATTAGAGGGGTTTAGTGATGAGCGACACAAGTAGTTATATAACTCCTTGGGAGTCAAACCAATATCAGGGTCGGCGGAACACTGCCGACATTGCTTATCAGCGCGCATTGAACCAACTTGGGTATCAGCGCGATATTGGACTTGAGGATTACAATCGTTCTTTGGCTCGCATGGGTCGTACTTGGGATCAGGCTTTCCGCAACGTTCCCAACCAGTTGGGTCGTCGAAATGTTTTGCGATCTGGTATCAGAGATCGTGCTTTTGGTGATTACACCTACAATCGCTCTCAAAGTTTTGGCGATCTCGAATTGGGTCGTGCTCGTTCGGAGGCTGGCCTTAGTCGCCAGCAGGCTGATTTGGAGATGGTTCGTCAGTTTGCTTTGAATCAGATTAACGCAGAGCAGGCTGCTTTGAATCAACAGCGCATAGCGCAAAGTTTACGTTCCTTAGGATTGGGGTAAAGATGACTGACCCGAGTAATTACTATTACAGTGTGACAAATGCGTCTGATCGTCAGGCGCTTGAATCTGGTATTCCTGTTCAGACAACGCAGGCCAATATCGATGAGGCACGCAGACTTATTGCTAATCGCCCACGTCGCACCGCAGAGACGGATACTCGTTTGGCTGGAGTAGAAGCGGAACGTGAAAAGAATTACAACGATTTAATGAACTTCCTGAGCAATGTCGGTGGTGGCGGAATGACTGGTGGCGGTTACAATCCGCAACCTTACATTGATGCCATTAACGAACAGTTCCGCATCCAAAGCGATCTTTTGAACCGTTCACGCATGCAAGGTTTGAACAGCATCAATCAGCAATATCAGTCTTATTTGCAAAACATTGCAAATGATTTTGCTGCTTCTCAAGCGCGTACACAAACCGACCGTCAGATGGCCGCTCAGCGATTCCAAGATTTAGTTTCTGGCGCTGAACAACGTCAGGCTGAAATTGCACGCAGCATGGGCGCCTTGGGTCAACAAGGTGCTTCGATTGCTGCACAGCAGGCTGGAAACGTTGGTGCTTTGCAAGCCAGCAATCAGGCTCAACAAAACTATATGGATCGTTTGGCGCAGATCATGGCCGAAAACCAGCGTCAAGCCCAACAACAGGGCGCTCTTGTGCAGCAAGGCGCAACGACTTCGTTAGAGTCAGATTTCAACAAGTTAATCACTGCCTTGGAGATGCAACGCGCTCAAGGAATACAACAGGCCCGTTCAGGTGGCGGCGGTGGTGGAGGCGGCGGTGGCGGTTCAAAATCCGACAAGTTAACTGCTGCTGAACGTGAACAGCAAGCCATTGATGATGCTTTCATCAGTGGCGATCCTGAAGCCGTTCTGGCTGTAATGTTCCAGACAAACCCTGATTATGCCGATTACATCTTAAATAACATCCCAGAAGACATTGCTGGAAACCAAGAAAGACGGCAAGAGTACCTTTCAACATATTTGACGAGGGCTTTGACCCCTAATGTTTCTCAGGCCGCTTATGGTCAACGTGAACAGCAACGTTCTGCTGACGCTGGAATTCAAGCGTTAGCAAGTGCTGGAGTTATTCCTTATGGCGCTCTTCCACGAGCCTCTTGGAAAACTCCAGACCGATACAGCACAAGGTAGACCGACAATATGGCGAGACCGACTAAGTCTTATGGAAGCATAACGTCTTCACCGATTTCTTCTTTGAGTTATCAACGACCTCAGAAGACTTCTGGTGATTTTAATGCTGATCAGTTGCAGCGTCGCATCGCTGCAATTCTTCAGTCTGATGCTCCCGAAGATTATAAAATTAGTGCTGCCCGTCTTGCCCCTGAAGCGAGCACCAAGTCCACTACTGGTGGTGGTTTTTGGGATGCTCCACTTAAGGGTTTGCAATATGTTGGGGCAACAATTGATTTGCCTCGCCGTCTTGTTGTTTCAACGCTTAATAAGGCGATCACTTGGGGTGATTCAAACTGGCTTGGTGATGTCAAGAAGGGCACTGGTGTTGGTGACATCATTCAAAAGCATGGTTGGGATTGGCTACCTGACGCTATTGAAAAAACTCCTTATCTTGGTGATTTCACTAAGGGCCTTATTGGTTTTGCTGGCGATGTTGCTTTAGACCCGTTGACTTATGTCGGCATTGGTATGGCCGACGAGGTCTTAAAAGGTGGTAACAAGGCTGCGCGTCTTTTTGCTGAGGCTGGATCGTATTCTCGTCAACTTGGAAAGGTTGACGACGCTACCCGTTTCGCTGACGCTGCGCAGCGGGCGACTAAGGGTTTGTCGAACTTGACTGTTGCTGAGCGTGAAGTCGCTCAACAGTTGGCTGCTTCTGAAGCGCAACGTCTTGGTTCAAAGATTGCTGCTGAAGCAGCCGATGCAACAAGAATGTCTGGTGGCGTTTACTTTAACGTTCCTGGCACTGGCAACGTTTCTAATGCTGTTCGCAGGATGGTTGGTATAGCGCCAGTACAAAAAGCGCAGTTGCAGATTCTTAAGCCAAGCGAAGCGTTAAGCACGATTCCTCGCGGAATGCGTGCGGCGGAAGAGGTTGTTCGTAAGAGTGCTCTTGGTCAACAATTAGGAAAAGTGTTTTCTGAAAGTTGGAAACAGAACGCTGTTAGTGCTTTGCGTCGTGGAAAGAATGCTGATGAGATTCTTGATGGTTGGGCGAAACTTGATGCGTTGCCTAAGGGCGCTGCGTTAGAAACTGGTTTTGTTCGTCAGGCCGCAGCAAAACTTACACCACTGTTGAATGATCTTGAGCGTGGTGGTGCAAACTTTACTGATATCACGAAGTCCGCTGCTGGCGACGAAAACGCCTTTGCTCGTGTTGTGCAGCAACTTGGTGGTGATACTCGGGCTACTGAGTTGGCGACACAAGCGAGAGAGGCAAGCCGTGATCTTGCCCGCATGTACAACGATATGCTTGGTGTCGCTGAAGGCGACGATCTCGCTATTCGTATTTATGATTTGCATGCTTCTTTGCAACGTTCTGATGATTTGATTGATTATTTGCAGAAGCAAAACAAACTGAGCACTAACTTTAACCGAACTGGCGTTCGTGGTGCAGGTTTTGAACGTCGAAACACTCGCGCTGGAGATGAGTTCTTAGGCCAAGTCATGCGCCATCCGACGCAAGAAACTCGCCTTGCTGACGGAACTATTATTGCTGCGGATTCTGCTGGCCGTTCTATTCCTGAGCAGATGGATGCTGCTGCTCGTGAAATGTTCGGTGATGATTATGTTGAGATGTTCAACATGAACTTCAAAGACAATATTCTTCGCCAAATTCAATCAATGGGTCGCCGTTTGCGAATCGCTGGTGCAGAAAAACGTTTGCGTGAACTTGGTGTCGCTAAAAGCATTTACTCTCAGGTTCTTACCCCTGAGGCTTTGGCCGCTCAAACTAAACTTGGGTCGATCATTGATCGTTTGCCTGGGGCACGCCAACAAGCAGCCCAAGAGTTCTTGAACGTTGAAAACGCAAAAGAAATGCTTGACGATGCTGAACGCATCGTTGCTGGTTCAAAAGAACAAATGGCCGTTTATCGTGCAGAAGCACGATTAGCACGCTTGCAACGTGAACTTGTTAACGACCCGACACTCAAAGGTTTGACGACACGGTTACGCAATGTTCGTGACCGCAAACAATTAGTTCAAATTTACCGTTCCATCCAAGAGCGTGTGCTGCAAATGCATCCTGATGATGCAGAGAACATTCTCGCTCCGATGCGTAAGGCTGTCGAACAGGCTCAGCGTGAATTTGATCGTGGTGTTGGCGGCACAACAAAGCGTTTGCAGTCTGCTTTGGATGAGGCTACGGCAAAGATTGAACGCACGATTGCGTATCAGCAGCAACGTGAACACGCTATTGGTCTTTACACTTCTTTAGCGCAACGTGGTGGTCGTTGGAAAACGATTGTCGAAGGTTTGATCGACGAAACTATCGATCCTTTCCGTGTCGGCAGCCCTGAATACAATCAGGTAACACAGGTTGTCGCAAGCGATTTAGAGGCGGCTACAAGTCAGTTGAAGCAGGTTGAAAAATACCGTTCAATGCTTTACTCAACGTTGATGGGTCCTGCTGGCAGGGATGCTCGCGCAGACGCTGAGTTGGCTGCTTGGTTGTTTATTCGTCATCCGAAGTCTGGTTTGCCCGCTAATCAAATTCGGGTTATCGAGGCTGCTTTTGATCGTGGAGGTTCTCAAGCCCTTGACGATTTAATTTTGAAGGCAGCCGATAACGTTGTTAATTCGTATCGTAAAGAGATCGCGAATTACAAGAACATTCTTGATGCTCGTGTCAACCTGACACGCAACCAAAGCCTTGAGTTGGCAGCACGAGAGATGCGGAGCATTTCCGATGAAATGCGACGACTTGGTGAAGATAACGTTGTCGCTCAGATTGGCCGTCTCGATGCGAAGTTACCTGCTATCGATTCTGCTGGCAATCTTGTTAATCGACGTTCTTTCATGCGCCCTGAGGCTGTAATCGATCAAGACTTGTTTGATTACGAGATGGAAATCATTGGTTCGTTTGACTTTGAGAACGCTGCGTTGAATACGCTGCGTGACGATGTTATGCAACAAATCGATGATTTGTATTCTGAAATCGACGAATTCGGTGTTGATGCTGTTTTGGAGAACCCTGAGATTCAAGGAATCCTTGACGATTGGGATGATTTCCGTAGCCGCATGATGACAATGAACGCTTGGGAAGTTGACCCTGAGGTCACTGCCGCAGAGTTTGAATTCTTAACCGACTTGAACCGTCGCCTTGGCGATCCTCGCAAGTTTGAAACTTACGATGTTTATCATGGCACTGGAACTGGCATCAATTTGACAAAGATCAATCGTCAGCACAACTATCCAAACGCTGACTCGATGCTTGGCTTGCATGTCACGAGCGATATTCGTTATGCCGACAAGTTTGCTGAAACAGGTTTGGCTGCTCAACGTGACCGCATTGGCGGTCGTGCTCGTGGCAAGATCATGGCACGGATGCAAATTGCGCCTAAGAACATCAAGATTTATGGTCCAAAGGGTGTCGATTTCCGTTACGGAAGCATTCTTAATTTTGATCAGTTGCCTCAAGGTTACGAGTGGTTCGGCGGTCGTGCTGCGTTAAACGGCGACATGCTTCGTTCTGCTGTGCAGCAAGGTGCAATTACCCGTGACGATATTCCTCGTTTGGCTTCACGTCTTGGGAAGACGAGTGACCGTAGCCAGTTGCAGGAACGTTTCTGGAATTCTGTTTTCGATGCGTTTGAAGTTTCTCAGGATGCTGGAGCAGCGTTACGTCAGGCAGCACAGGAAGCGATGGTCGCTGATCCTGGTTTGCGTAAGATGATGGATGATCTGATTGCTCACACTGAGAATGTGACAACTCGCGCTGCTGATGCTGGTCGTTCCATGTTGGAACGTTACGACGACGAGATTGTCGATTACATTTCTGGTCACATGATGCGTGCGGGCAATTACGCTCCAGCGTTTAAGAATGTTCCTGATGTTGCTTTGCGTATACCTGATGACATGATGCGAAAGATCGTTGATTCTTTCCGTGAGTCAATGGTCCGTCAAGGTTACGACAGTGTCGCTTACGTTCTCGACCCTAGTGTTGGTTGGGCAACCATTGTTCTCGATCCGTCGATTGTGAAAATGAAAACTCCACCAGCGGGGTATGCGAGCGGTATCCGTCGCACTTACAAAATTCCTGGTTTGGGGAAGGTTTCCGTAAAGGGCCGCAAAGCAATTGGTTTTGATCTGTTTGACCAACGTCAAGCGTTTTACAACAAGTTCATTAAGGAGCACGAAGACACTCTCAATAAGTACACCAAGATTAAAGAACAACTTGGTGTTCGTATTGACGAGATGAGCGCCGATTTCGAACAGGGAATTTACAAGATTTCTCAGTTGGAACAAGACTTGGCTGATGTGACAGCACGTCTTGATGAAGCGTACAAAGACGGTGTGCAGCGTTCGGAACTCCTGTTGGGTGAAGAGGCGCATTTACGCACTCGCGCTTTAGAGTTGCAGCGAGCCATCGATGATCGTATGAAGTCATTGCAGGCTGAGATCGACGCTGTCGATGTCGACCTGCAAACAAAGATTGACAATGTTGAGGCTGTCCGTGCCGAATTGGGTATTGCCCAATTGGAGGCTGATTACGCAACCGCTGTTGCTGATTACAACAAAGCGTACGGCGACATGATCGATCTTGAAAATCTTGCTGTTTCATTGCGTCAGCAAGGCATGGAGAAGAAGATCGTTAAGGTTATTGAGAACGGTTACCGACAATTGGGTATGCGTTCTCAGGCTCCAAGCCAGATTGTTGAAGCAATTGAAGTGTTCGCCAAGATTCGTGATCCGCAACAGGTCGGAATGTTTTTGAAGACTTTCGATGGTTTGTCGTCGTTCTTTAAGTCTTACGCTGTCGCTACGCCTGGTTTCCATACTCGTAACTTCTTTGGTGGTGTTTGGAACAACTGGCTTGCTGGTGTCGATAACGCTAGTTATCGTGCATTCCGCAAAGTGAACACCACTTTTGAAAAGTCTTATGCTGCTGCGTTAGAGAAACCGATTCGTGTTGTTGATGGTCAGCCAGTTTATCGCAATGCTGCTGAAGCATACGATGAGGCGATGAAGGCTGTTACAAAGAAGCACGGTCAACGTTACGCTGAAGCGTACGATATTGCTCACCGTTCAAACTCTTTGTTTACCGCTGGTCAGATTTCTTCTGTCGGCATTGAGAGCGGTATTGCCGCTCGAACTGGAAGCCTTAAGGAAACTTTGCGTGGCAATGCTGGCCGTAAACTTCCTTCACGTTTGACTGATAACCCTGCGACACGCTTGAACATGCATGCTTCTGAATGGGTTGAACATCATTTGCGTGGAACGTTAGCGTTCGATTACGCATTGAAAGGTTCGAGTCGTAACGATATTTTGGATGCTGTTTACAAGTTCCATTTCAATTACGACGACCTTTCGAACTTCGAACGTTCTGTCGGCAAGCGTCTGTTCCCGTTCTACACTTGGACTCGTAAAAACCTTCCGTTGCAGTTAGAGATGATGATTACGCAACCGAAGTGGTTTAACCGTCAAGAAAGTTTCAAGCGAAACATGGAGACTGTTTCGCCTGAGGAACCGATTGTGCCGTTGTGGTTCACGAAGACGTTCAACGTTCGCATGCCGTTCACTACAGGTTCTGGTGACAGGGTTTACATGATGCCTGCATTGCCAAGTACCGACTTGGCTCGCATGGTTGGAGAACCAATGTCGATTCTTGGGAACTTGAACCCTCTGGTTAAAGTTCCGATTGAAGCCCGTACGCAAACACGGCTGTACAATCAGGTTCCGTATAAAGAGGGCAAGGTTGAGATTCCAACTGCTTGGAATTACCTTGGTGTCGGTTTTGCTCTTAGCCTTATTGGTCGTGCAGAGTTGAACAAAGAAGGCAAACTTGTCGCTAAAGATTCGGACCTTGGTGCTTTAGAGTCGTATCTCCCGATTTTGAGTCGTGCTCGTCGTTTGTTCCCTGCCGATACCGAATCGGAAGACAAGTACACTCGTCGTGTTGCTTGGTCTTGGATCAACGCTGTCGCTGGTTTGGGTTTGACTGCTGTCACGCCTGAAGATAAGTCGATTGAGATGTGGCGCAGGTCTAAGGAAGTTGACAAGATCAACAAGGAACTTGAGACGATGGGCTTTGGCGGTTTCCGTGAGTTGTCTCGCGAAGTTCCCGTCAGTCGGAATCCTCGACGTGGTGAGCGCCGACCTGCGGTTATCGTCACACAGAGGCGTTCTCAAAGAGCAAGTTCCTCTTATCGTGTTCCCCGTAAGGGAGAAACGTCTGAGGTGCAGTACCGTGAGGCTTTGCAACGCATTTCTTCAGATAATAGGTATTCGAAAGAGTTGCAGGACATGGTCCGCAAGATTCAAAGCAACAGGCAGGCATAGTCATGAGAGTGTTGGAGACGGTCCTTGTGCCGCTACTTGTGGCGTTCGTCACTGCTGGAGGGGCCGTCTTGGCTGTCTGGTTGAAGCGTTTCGATGAGCGCAATACCACGCAGCACAACAAGGGTGCGAGTCTTTTGGAGCATTTGAGCGGCCAAGTGCAGGGCATTGATGGCAAGGTCGACCGTTTGGATGAACGGATCGACGATATGACCTTGTGGCAGGCTGAGCATGAGAAACGCCACATGATTGATGACACTAAGCGGGACAGGTGAGGTATCTAGCGATATGTACTACTTATTAGATAACCCGCCAAAATCCCGTCAATTTTATCCCAGTCGTGTCAATGGCATGACTGGCGGTGTTGTCATCCACACCACTGAGGGTGTCGGTGGTAACGATTCCGCTGAGAACACGGCTGGCTTTATTGCACGCCGTTCAGACCCAGGTTCTTACCATTGTATTGTTGATTACAACAGTGCAGTGATGTTGATGCCTGATAATTACACAGCGTTCGCTGTGGCTGCTGATGGTTATAACAGTCGCACTTGGAATATCGCTTTGGCTTGTCGTCGTGAAGATTTACGAGCCGACGACTTTCTGACTAACGTTTTGATTGAGCGTGCCGCTGAGCAGATCGTCGCTTTCTGGCGACGTAACGGTATTGATCCGTTGGCTGCTAACGACTGGATTGGCCCTGAGGTGTTGAAGCGTGCTGGCTTGTGTCAGCATGGTGAAGCACAGCCTTGGGATCGTTCTGACGCTTGGGTGGGTGTTCCCGACCAGTTCGCATTGGGCATCATTATGCAAGATGCGATTCGTCGTCAGGCTGGTGGTTATGCGCCCGCTCCTCCTCCGCCTCCTCCCGTTCCTGTTCCGCCTGCGCCGATCCCTCCAGACTTGTCGTGGATCGCTGATGCGATCAACAACGCTAAGGGTCAGGTTTTACGTTTGGGTTCACGAGGCGATGCTGTGAAGTGGCTGCAAGTCATACTGAACGATAAAACTCAAGCCAACTTAAAGGTTGATGGCGTGTTCGGTGCATCGACCGATGCTGCTGTCCGAAAGTTCCAAGCAGGCGTTCGGGACTTCTTCCGTATCCCACGCTTCGCTGTTGATGGTGTCGTTGGGCCAGCCACTTGGTTCTGGCTCACACTTTAGGAGAAATTATGTCTACCACTACTAAGGCCACTGGTGTCGCTGGTGCGATCATCGGTGTAGTTCAAGCAGTCATTCTGTTAGTTAATGCTTTCGGATGGTTGGAGATCACTGGCGAGCAAGGCGCAGCGATTACCGCTGTTGTTACTGCTGTTGTGACGTTCCCTGCGATGCGTCGTGTTGACCGCACAATCGAGAACGCTCTTTATAGTCCAATTCCTGAGGATGCTCGTAGTTTCCGTGACATCTTTACTGGAGCGATTGATGACGCTGGCACCGATACGCCCTGATTGGGATTTAGACGATCCTGATTTTGCCCCTGAAGAAACTGACGACGATTACGAGTTTGAAGACCCTGACGCTGTGCCAGTGGTTCCGATCTAGTCTTCTTCTTCGCCTTCTTCGTCTTCTTCTTCGGGCATGATGTAGGAATCAAGTTCCCATTGCAATGCGACTCGTAACATTCCGATGGTTTCCCAAGGGGTTACGTCGTCGTCTGTGTTGACTTCTAGGCTGTATGTGCCGTCTGGTTCTAGGATTCGTATGATGTGTACGCCGCCTAGTTCTATGCGTTCGTCTTGTTTTTCTTGTTCGCTAGTCATAAGAACGATCCATCTTTTTTCAACTTCTTCATGCCATTAATCAAATACTCTAAATAATCGATGGTTGTGCTAATTTCAAAACCATCAAAATGCAGAGTGTAAGTGCTTTGAGAATCTTTTTTGATTTCGACAAGCCAAGGCAACGGAAAACGCAAACCTTCTTTTGTCGTTAAATCAATTTTAACTTGAGTCCTTCTTTCCATCATTAGTAAAGACCATCTCTTTCTGCAATCGTCTTTACCCGATCAACAATATGTTCTAAAACTTCCAAACTTGTTCTAATCTCAAAATCTCCAAAGTGGAGAGTCCAAATATGCTGCCAATTGTCGTCTCTGTCGAAATCCAGATGCAATGGACTTGGCATAGATTTGTAGGGCCTGCTCGTTAAGTCAATAACTGTATGAACTCTGCTCATTATCGGAATCCTAACTTGCGTGAACAAGCAGGCCAAGCAGACCAACCAACAGAATTGTAGATGCGCTCAGCAACAACGATCTGTTGTTCCCGTGACGCATCCCAAGGATGCGCTGCGAACTCTTCACCACCGTAGGACCGCCATGACGAATACGACGCTTGGTGCATGAACTGGAAAGCACCACCGAAACCGTTGCCCGTGTTGCAACCGTAGTTTCCACCGCACTCGCATTGTGCGAGAGCGTCCCAGCGTTCAGCGGTCGGCTGCACTGGTGCCGCAACCTTGTAGGTTGGCGGCGGTGTTGGAACTGTCGTTGTCGGCATGACGATAGTGGTAGTTGTTGGTTCCACTACAACACCTTGCAGTTCTGACGGCTTGTATTGTTCTGTGTCGTTACCTGCGTTTTGTGTCCATAGAACATACAAAAACAATGCTGTTAATGCTAGGAGAATGAGTCCGTCTCTGACTAGTGAGCGGGTCTCGTACAATTTGTTTCCCATGCTGTAGGAGATGCGGTCTTGCGGGTCGTAATACTTTTTCTTACTCATCGTTGTCCTTTCCGTTTTTGTCGTCAATCATTGTCCACAACATTAGTCCCGTGAGTGCGCCTACGAACTCTATGATTTCTGCGGTGCAGTCGGGACAGTTTGCGTCTGATGCGTGCGCTACTGTTGATAGTAGGTCGAAAGCGTCTGAACCTTCAAAGATTACTGGGAACTCGTCTGTTGGTAAAGTGAACCGTCGTGTTCGTAACTCTGCTGTTTCTTCTGCGGTTAGTGCGACGATTTGTCGGGCCACGTTACTTGCGAGTTCTAACGCTTCAAATTCTTCTTCGTTGATACTGTTTAACTCGTCCCAGAGTTCTTCACCGATGACGTTCTTGAACAGTTCTTCTTCATCATTCATCGGCTTCTTCTTCGCTAAAGTCGCTGGCAAGGGTGCTATTAAGGATTGAGGAGATTAAATCTTCCCAATGGTTCTCAAGATCGAACTCGTCTACGATTCCTTTAGCGACTAGATAGTCGGTAACCATGTCTAGTCGCAGTTTAAGGAACATGGCTGCGTCCATTTCGTAGCCGAGGTCCAATGTTTTAAGCAACAGTTTTTCGTTGCTGTCACGTTTCTCTTGTAACGCTTTAAGTTTTTCTTCTCTGTCCATTACTTGTTTTCCTGTTCTTCAATGAATAACACTTGAGCGATCACGGCATAAACAGCCATGTCAATAAAATCGTCTAGCAGCGAATCGTTTTTTAACGACTCTGGTCCTAATCGTGCTGCTTTGTTGATGCGGCGCATCTTGTCGTTCATGCGGATCGCTGCGCCGATCCAAGGCGACATTCCCATTGCGATTGCGCCTTCGCGCACGTTAGCGAACGGGTCTTGGTCGCTGCCATAGTCGGCCTGTTTCTTCATCGAAAGGTCTTTCATGTCTTGAATGATCTGAAAGAACTTGACGTTCGATGGGTGGTTCGGTTTCGGTTCGATCACAGGTCGTATCCTTTGGCTATCAATATTTCTACAATTTCAGGGTTGTCTATCATGTGTGTTCTCAGTTTCAGGAACGCTCGGTCCCTGACTCTAGCAATAGTCGTTTTTGGTGCGTTAAGTTGCTTGGCTACCGCCCGCAAACTCATTTCTTCTACAGCCAGAGCGTTCACTACCCACACTTCTTCTGGGTTCAGAAAGTTGAACCCTTGAATGATTTTCTCTCTGACTTCCAGCATTTCTTCTTGACTAATCTCAGGCTCTTGCAACAGTCCTGACTCCATCAAGGCTTGCATCTTCGTCTTTGGTGGTTTCTTGTTGTTTTGTGGCGACACAGACATTTCTTCTGTGAGCGACGCTACTTCAAACTCTAAGTGTCTGACTTCTTTGCGACCCAAAGTTCACCGCCGATCATGCTGTCTATGTCTATGGACTTGTATTTTTTCCCTTCAGGGAAAACGTCTGTCGGAGATTTCTTAAAAATTGTTTGAACTGTCGGCCAATCCAGATAGCAAAACCGTGACATGGTTTTGTCCCAAACGAACAATTCAACGGGGAACTGGTAATCCCAATCATCTAATGCGTCCTTTTTTTCGTACTTCAGTTTCAGTTTGCGGTCCCGACCAACACCTTGAACTTCAACGAAAGACGTTGAGGTCAGATAGTCGGGGGTGTAGCGGACAAACGGTGAGAGTGAACTCATGCGTAATGGCGGTCTGTTCAGCCCGTACCGTATCCATGCTGCGTTGTGAACTTCTTCAAACACTGCTTCGGCTTCGTCGCCCATAGCGGCGAAACGGTGCGTAAAGTTTTGATCTCTGAAACTAGTCATTACTTACCTCGTCAATGTAGGTGTAGATAGATTTGACTAGTGAGTCATCTTCCCATGCGACACCGTTTAGTGCGTCTAGTGTTAATTTGACCATGTTGTCTATGTCGCCCCGTAACGCTTTGATCGGTTCGTAATCTAGTTCTTGAATGTAGATTGCTTGGTGATCTTTGCTGTATCGGATTTCAACATGGACTGGCTTGTCAAATTTCGGTCCGTTGTATTGTGCCGCTATCGCTGCTTCCGCTTCTAGTGTTTCCTTCGGGGTGAACACTTTGCCTCTACGGGCCATGCGAGGGCGTTGCTTTGAGCGTGGCCTTCCTTCAGCGATAAACGAATACTCTTTCACGGCTCGAACCCGTACACTTTCTGAACGAGTTTATCTAAGTGATAAACGTCGCCTCGTTGATGGAACTTGCCCCAGCGTTTATCGGCATCGTAAGCGAACAGTCGTGCTTCTTCTGCGCTGTAACCTGACGCTCGTATTTCGCGCACCATTTTGTAAAGGGTGCTTGATCGGTCTGCATCTTCAAACGGACCTTCCAACCATGTTTTGTAGGCAATGGCGTTCATGTTCGCTGTTGATGGCAGTTCGGTGTCAGGGTCGAACTCTGACAGTTCAACTTTTCGCACTTGACGTGGCGGCTTGTAAAACTCTAATAGCGGGTCTAGGTCTGATGAGTCCAGCCGTGTCGGATAAGCGATCTCTAGGAACATTTCTAGTGAGATCGCATAGCCTTCTTCATTGACTACACAGCGGCGGTGTGTGTTTGACCAACCGTTCGGGTATGGCAGTCGCACAAAGTTGCCGATCTGGTCTGGCTCTAACCATTCACTCTTAGGGTTGATTTCTTTTGTGGGCGCTTTAGCCAGTGTCGTCGCTGCCAGTAGCGCATGACGCATTTTGCGTGCGGGTACTGCTTCTTTAGCGAACACCCAAACATGGTAGCCTTTGGATCGGCTGCGTTCGCACCACCCTGTAATGCCGAACGCTTCCAGTACGGTTTTAAGGTTGAGGGCGTGAATGAACGATTCGCTTTCGCCTTCGTCAAAATCTACACAGCCCCAGTTCACTTCCCAGTCGTTGTTGATGTAGACCATAGGGTAGACACCCATAGGGTTTTCACCAAACAGATGTTCCGCTACACGGTCCCCGTAAGCCATGACGTTTTGACGTTCGGGCCGTAAGGTGTCGTTGCCGTAAACGTCGGTGCGGCCTTGGAATAGTCGTGAGAATATCGCTACTTGTTCTTCTTCACGCATATGGGACCGCCCCGTCAGGGTGAATGTCCACTTGTGCAATCACCGTGTCTGTTTCGGCTTGGATACGTTCTAATGCTTCTTCGGCAATCAGTCGAATAGCGAACTTTTCGTTGATGGACCCAACTAAGAACAGTATTTCTAAGATGGTGTCGGTGAGGAACGCTACTGCTTCTTCACGGCTGTTGTCGTCGTTGATGTTGAACGAGCGGCCCCACAACGTAGACTTTTGCATTGCCATGAATGTGTGAACGATGCCGTTGAGTGCTTCGTAGGTAGACATATCAGCGTTGTTTGCCAGTTCAATAAGGGTCGGTGGATAAACTTGCGTTGTCATTAGAAGAGTTCCCTGTTCGTGAATTGTGACATGACCTGTTCGGCTGTCATTCGTGGATTGTTTTGTGGTTGCTGCGGATACAAATCTTCGTGTCGTAACGCTCTAATTGAGCCTGTTTCGGGGTCAATGTGTAAGTCTACTTCACCCTTTTTCGATGGGGGACGCTTGTTTTTTGCAAGGTTCACGGTGATGGTGTCCTTGTGTCGGTCGCGTTCCCATTC